CCTTTACCTATATCGCCTCTAGATTCATTAATAAGTGATTGTAATGTATTGTAATCTTTTTGAGCATTTTGTAAATTTTGTATTTCTTGAGAACTTCTATTATCTCTAGGATCAAGTCTTTGTCTGTTTTCAGCTGCTTGTGCTGCTTGGTAAGTTTGAAAATCTAAAACGTTTTGTTCTGGAGAATATCCAATACCACCCATACTAGCTGGCATACTTGCAGGTCCATCTCCGCCGCTTTGATTAGAACTATCTGGTGTTGAATCTGGTGGAGTGGTTGTGCCGGAATCTGCAGTTGGTAAATCATATCCTGCTTGTTTGATAGCATCTGCTATCTCTTGATCTGTAAAAGCATCATATGCTTTCATAGAATTGTAAATAGCTAAAGGAGCTCCAGTCAATGCCGGTCCGCCCATAAATAATTCTTGTCTTTTAGGTTTGAATAAAACTTCGATACCAATCGATCCGCCGTCCGCGAATCCTTCTTTTAGGGCTTCTCTGACAGCATCACCAAACTCGTAGCCGTCATCCATTAATTCTTTTACTTTTTTGCTTATCTCTGATTCTTTGTATTCTTCGTCTTCCATCAGTAGTATTCCCTATCTGTTTGCGGTAATGGATCCTCTTCATAGTCGTCAGGTAGTTTTACAAAACCTGCCTGTCTAAAACGCATTATCGCTTGTGTTGTACTGTCCACCAAATCATCGTTATCTCCATATGGAAATGATGCACACTCCTCTATAACCTCATCTGCGTACTCTTCGTCAGGCGCCCAAATCATCCCCGACTCAAACATCGGCGATACAGCGTTTACCCTAGAATGTTTATCTTGACCTTTACTAGGTGTGAAATTTATAACAGGTATCCCTATTTTTCGCAACTCATAAGTTAAAGGCATTCCAGATGCTTTACCTTCAATAATAACTGTATCAGGTTTCCAATATTGATATTGCTCTAATGCTGTCTTACGAAGTTCCGGAAACTCTAATCTTTCTTTCATTGCATCTAATAATATCAGATTAGCAGCTGAATCTTCATCAGGATAAAAGACTCCCCAGGTGGTAATCGCAGAATAATCCGCCGTTTCTTTTTTACTAAATGCTGTATCATAACTTTGAATAATATGTTGTAGTGGTGGTATAGATGGCTTTTCCCAAAGTTGCCACCATTCCCTTTTTAATATCGATCCTTCTTCCGCGGTTGGATTTTGCATCCATTGCGCGTTCCACTTTCCAATAGAGATAGATGCTTTAACACCTTCAAGTTCATCTTTATTCCAATACTCTGGCCAGATAGGTTTATTACTTGGAAGGATTGCTGGAAACTCAACCACGTCCCATTGATCTGCTTTTAAATTAGATTGTGCATTTAAAAGTTTTCCAGTCAAATCTTTTTGATTCCATCTTGTCATAACAAGTACAATCGCTCCACCAGGTTGCAAACGCTGACGAGGACCTGATGTATACCATTCATAAGCACGCTCCAACGCTTCTGGATTCATTGCGTCCTGCTCACTATGTGGATCATCTATGATAAGTAAATTCGCACCACGGCCCGTTATTGCTGATCCAACACCGGCTGCATAATATTCTCCACCTTGTGATGTTTCCCATTTACCAGCGGCTTGCGAATCGGGGTCGAGTCTTGTTTCAAACACTCTTTGATATTCGGGGCTATCAATTAGAACTTTAGCTTTACGTCCAAAGCGGATCGCGAGTTCAGTTGTGTGGGTTGATTGTATAATTTTAAGATCAGGTTTTCTACCAACCATCCATGCCGGAAGAAGGAACGATGCAAACTCTGACTTGGTATGTCTTGGTGGCATGTTGATAATGAGTCTTTTAATTTTGCCAGATGCAATCTTATTAAACTTATCGGCAATTTCTTTGTGGTGTCTACCTTCAATAAACTCTGGCCAAACTTCTTTTACAAAAGACATAAAATCATTTCTAATTAATTCTTGCTTTTGTTTTTTTAATAACAGCGTGTGGAGCTTCGCGTATTCTTTTTGACGTTCGTAAGATAAAGTTTTAGTAAACTCTGGATTTAAGTATTCAGGTTTACTTTTCATTTTGGATTTCATAAAATTTTTTGCAGAATTTTTTTGATTCTGTTTTCCTCTCGATTTGAAATTTACCCTAGATTTATGTCTAAATCAAACTGTAAAGGTAAACATATTAGGATCCCTATCTAGTTTGGGGTGGGTGGGCCCATCGTTCGCGAGCCTGTATTGAAATGGCCTGGGACCCCTCGGGGGTGGGTGGGCCCAAAGTTCTCGAGCTATGTAGTTATTGCATAGGGTATGGGATTAATCCCATACCCTATATGTTGTGTCAAGTATTAATTCATATTTTTATTGGCCTCCTGTATATCAATTGGTTTATATTCAATACCAATTGCATTAAAGCCGTTGGACATAGCCGCGTTAAAATCAACCTCTTTGAATTTTAGTTTAGGTTGGTTTAATGCTCTTAACATAGCTTTTCTTTTACCGTCTATTTCCTGTAATAGTTTGCCCTCCGGTGTATTCTTTTTAAGCTCGTTAAAATATTCAGTTCTACAAACATTTTTAATATGCCTGTCAAAGTCTTCTATGTCGTGATCGTGATCGTACATATTAGACCAGTCATGAATTTTCGCTTGACGATTAAACAGATCAATAAAAACTTTGGCGCTTTCTTTTTTCTTTTCTCTCAATTGTTGTTCTTTTAAATCTTTTTGATTTAAAAAGTCTTGCAGGTTTTTATCATTTGTTTCATGGTCCTTGTAAAGTTTATCTAGTTTTAATTCTTTCATAAAACTAGAAACTTTATTATCGATATCGTCGTCGACTTTTTTTTCGAGTTCTCGTTCAAGATCTCGTTTTTTTTCTGATGTCTCTTCGTTGATCTGATCGGTCCAGAATTTTACTTTTTTATCTGACAGATTGATCGTGCCGTCTTCATGTTTTTTAGTCATTTGTTATCCTTTCTTTTATTATGGGATTTTATAACATACAATTTAATTCTCGTCAACACTTGTGTTGATGATAATTTATTTTTATTTTGGGGAGGGTGGGCCCCGAGGTAACGAGCACAACTATAGGTAGAAAATAAATTTATTTAATGGGTTGACTATATGGGATATTCTGTTATTGTGTATTTATATCCCGTTTGGTGGTATCCGGATTAAAAAACTCAAACCACCACAAAAAAGAAAGGATAATATGAGTAATGAAATAATAACCAAACTTGAAGAAGGTCTTTATGAAGAATATAAAGCGGAGCTAGAACAAAAATATTTCGGTGGAATTGTGAGCGGCGGTCCTGATGAAGGAACACCCTGGTTCTCAAAATCCGAAGCCGAGATTGAAGAAGAAGCTACAAAAAAAGTTAATGAATTTATGGACCGCAATTCATAAATAAAAGATCAACCCAGGATCACACCGCAACTTGTTGCCGTCTTTCCTGGGTGCTGATCCCTGGTCCAATGAATAAGCATTAGAAGCAAAAATTGGACCTGGGATCAGTCAACGCGCCGCCGCCGCTAGAACACAGAGACTCTGGCGTTGGCTGGTCATTATCCTAACTTACCGAAGCGCGAGCGCAAGCTCGCGAGCCGGGGGGAGGGTGGGCCCTAGGGTCACAAGCTTACATTGTCAATAAAAAAATAAAAGTTGACAAGCAAGCGGAATTATTTAGTATGGGAATTTATGAGAAGATTAAGAAGCAAACACAATAACTTATTAAATTATTTTTTATATAATGACAGCGAGCTTTCACCAGCATATGTTGCAAAATGTAAAAAGTTTTTTAAAGAAATAGAAAGAAAAAATGAAAACAACAGAAGCAAAACAAATAACGGGCAGCCTATCAAAGCCCTCTAAAATGCCTGGCCACGCTTATGGTTTACCTGCAAAAGAATGCAAGACCGGCGGCAAGCTTCAAAATGTTAAGGGCTCGACGTGTTACGGCTGCTATGCATTAAAAGGCTGTTATGTTTTTAAAGTTGTGCAGGCTGCACAGTATAAAAGATTAAAAGCAATACGCCACCCGCTTTGGGTCAAGGCCATGGCCATGCAGATCAACAGTAAAAAAACAAAATTTTTTAGATGGCATGACAGCGGAGACGTCCAGGACCTGAAACACTTAGCAAAAATTTTTGAAGTTGCTAGACGCTCCCCGGATGTTCAACACTGGCTGCCGACGCGTGAAGCGTGGACGATTAAGTATCAGCACAAAGCGCCGGAGAATCTAAAATTAATCTTTTCTATGCCGATGGTAAATCAGGAAGCGGCGGGCAAGTTCAATTATACTTCAACCGTCGTTACTGATTCTAAAAAAGCAACATGTCCAGCACCAAATCAAGACAATGAGTGTAAGGACTGCCGGGCGTGTTGGGATAAGAAAGTAAAAAACGTTGCCTACCTGGCCCACTAGTTTAGAATGATTTTAATGTGGCATCATCCAAAATATTATGCAGCGCTTGCAAAGATTCGCAAGCAGTTTGAGAAGGAACAAGCGGACAAGCGAGCGAGCGAGCGAGCGAGCAGGCGGGTGGGTGGGCCCACGAGCAACGAGCCGACGAGCGATCAAGCGTCAGATGAGGAAGCGAGCAAGCAACGTTGAATGTGGTCCCAATCGTTGATTGCGAGGGAAGGTGTTTCGCGGTGGTCTACAAGCAGACCGGGGATCGAGGAGCTTTCAAACAATTTAGTACACTTGAGGGAAGGGTCGTGTACGAGTACAAAGTTACGTTTTGTACGTGTTATGTGAAATAGTTTTTGATGAGGACTAAAGCTTATTTTGTTACCATAAACTAGCTTGAGCTCAACAAGGAAAAAACCACAAGAATCATTATATCCCAATAGATCCGGTACACCAAAGGATGCCCAAGACTCTAGTCTTGTCCATTGAATTTTAGGTGTTTTCTTCTTAACTAATTGCCAAAATTTAGATTCTTTTTTCATAGTACGCCCGATAGCATTCGTACGTAGTTATACTACCCTTATTGACTTATAATCGTACATGTTATAAATGTCAAACTATGCCAAAAGCTCCAACATTAACTGAAAGACAAATGAAATTTGCAGAGTTACTTATCTTTGGGAATCCCAAAGATGGTACACCCATGAGTGCATCAGAAGCAGCATTTAAAGCAGGATACAGAACAAGACCAAGACAGTCAGCATCAGAATTACAAAACAAAAAAATATATCCATTAGTTGTTAAATACAGAGATGAATTAAAAGAAGAAGTTATGCAGAAGTATGGAATCAATTATCAGAAACATTTAGAGGATCTTGGTAAGTTAAGAGATAAATCATCAAAGCTACAACAAATGTCAGCAGCTATAAATGCAGAGAAGACTCGAGGTCAGGTAGGTGGTTTAAACATTGAAAGAAAATTAATTA